CAATTGAATGGGATTGTTAACTCGTTATATCTGCGGATATTTTTCTTTGACTTGTATCCTAACATTCCTAGAAACATATCTTACCGCGATGCTGTCATAACGTTGACTTATGGTGACGACAATATTAACGGAGTGCACAAAGATTATTTAGAATTCAATGGTTTAAATATTGTCGAAATCGGTAAGAAATACGGTTTAAATATTACGATGGCGGCTAAAGATGATGAGATTGTAGCTTTTACCGATATTGAACACAGTGGATTTCTTAAACGCAACTTTCGTTATGACGAAAGTATCGGCCACATAGTGGCCATGATGGAGAAAACATCTATTAATAAAGCTATACATTGGTTCAAGAAAGGCCACCCACAAGGTGAAACCACGGCATTTGCTGAAAAAGCAGATGGTATGATGCGTAATGCACGTGCGATATCGCGTGAGTTTTTCGAAGAAACTAGAGATAAATTATATCGTATTGCCAAGAAAAATGATTTTGATCATATTGTTACGTGGTATGATTATAATGAATTGAGTGCATTCGTTAAGGATCAATATTACACCAATTATCGCCCAGGATTCTATTATCCAGAATTTGAATTTGAGTCACAATCAAACTCGATTATTCACGAATCTACACCACATATTTTAACTTTTATGTCTAATAGAGAGCAAGCGTTATATTTAACCACTGACGCTGGTAACGAACACACTCATGTGATGATTAAATCAACTGTTGTTCATGCCAATTCATTTCGTTATTATATTGATAATTTTACTGCGTTCAGTAATATTGAATCTGAGCGAAAAATTTACTTGTTGGCACAATTTATTACTGTTATTAAACAGAAACATTTATTTCAAATGCACGACATATTATGTCAATACGACATTTACTTGATACCTAGTATCGAACAATATCCGCGATATAGGAGATTTATATCCCAATCATTATCTGCAGCTGTTAGCACAAGTTCATGGGTTATGATATACACCATTGCATTTATAATATGTACTAATTTTGTGTTAGCGATATGGGATGTGCTACGCATGCCTGCAATTTATTCTGGTATTTTAGCAAAAGGGGTATTAAATAATTGTCATGATTTAATTACACGATTTGTTAATCCATATTTATGTGTTAGTTCGACATATATCCAAACTGCAAAATACCAGAGATATCTACGGTATATTCGAGTTGGTAGATCTGAAGAGATCAATATTGATGAAGACGCCATGATTTTGGAGATTAATCAATATTTAATATATCTCGAAAGTATGACACTATTAACCCGGAATGTATGGGGTAATAGTGCTTATTCCACATGTTATAATCGACTGAGATTAGAACTCACGAATATCGAATTAGAACGCACAAACGAGATAGTCCGTGTTCAACCCTTCGCTATTTGTATTCAAGGCCCACCTGGTGCTGGTAAAACAGCACTAGCAATGGCTTTAGCTAAACAGATAATGGAAGACAATTTTACGTACAATATGAAAGATATCGTGATTCTAAATGAAACTGATGAATACCAATCTGAATATAGAACAAACCATAAAGTAGTAATTTTTGATGATGTCGCGAATTCAAACTCGAGTTTGCCTGATACGCTAAATCCATTGCGCAAAATGATTGATTTTATTAATAATATACCTAAAAGTGCTATTAGCCCATTTTTAGAGCTTAAAGGTATAGTGAAAATTAAACCCAAATTAGTCATAGCAACAACCAATGTAAAATCTATGTTGGCAGGTCATTATTCGGCGTGTGAACAATCTATTTTACGACGCTTTGTTTGGATAACTGTAGAAAAAGACCCGACTAAATCTATAGATTATTCGCAATTATCTTTTGAACACATAGGTGTTCGATTCGGGTATGATCAAGCATGGAATCATAGTCCTCAATTTGATGGATTACTCGGTAATACTTATTCTCGTGAAAAATACGGTATGAACAATTATCACCCGTTAGTTGAAGACTTAGCCCGTAAACGCCAATCCAATTTCTTTAGTTATCAAGATTCATTAGAGATAATGCGAGCGTTGGCAC